TATAGAGCTATCTACAGTGCTTCCACCTTCTTTGAAAACTCCTCTTCCTTTTAAAATATCTGCTCTAGTTACTTTTCCGTCACCAGTTAAATCTGGAAATTTTTTCTTCTTTTTCATTTTTTAGCCTCCTTTTTACAGCCACATTCGTGTTTACATAAACATGGTGTAATTTTTAGCACTTTGCACACCATATAGCAAAGTTTATTGTATAGTTTTTTTAACATATTATTTCCTCTTAATTAAGTCTGTTGCTTTCAATCCATAAACGCTAGCAATAACTCCAACGAATATAGTTTGGTACCAAAAGGGTAGGTCTGAGAAGTATTCGAAGAACAATTTCATTTTGTCCATCGCTGTCGGGTCATTCGACCACACAGCCCAGGCCAACATCACTATGGGTGCCGATAATAATATCAAAATGAACTCATCTTTCCAGTCCGAATTTCGAGATTCTAATAATTTTCCTTGATATTCAGCTTCACCTTTAGCCATTGCTTCAGCATGACGCTTCTGAGCATCAGACATAAGCATTTTTGTCTGTTGTCGGTTCTTATAAATGTGTGAACCGGCTTGAATTGCTAATTTTACTGCTGATAACCACATTATTTTTTCCTTTTTTTACTCATTCCAGCTTCAGAAAGTGCAATTGCAATTGCTTGTTTTCTTTTTTTCACTGGTTTTTTTGATTTTCCAATTTTAAGTTCGCCTTTTTTGTATTCTCTCATCACTTTAGCGACTTTTTTCTGATTTTTTTTCATTTTAGTCTCCTATTTTAGGTGCGTTTGGAATTGTTTTAGACAAAATAGTCTTTTCAATTGATGTATCAGCTCTAAGTTGAGCTAATTCTTCGTTCTGATCAAGTTTTTGTTGTTGATTTGTTTGATTCATCATCGCTCTCATACGATCTAAGTTAATTCTATCTTCACCTTCTTCTTTTTTACGTTGATTTTCTTGTGCTCTTAAGTCTAATTCTCTTGCTCTAAGTTTTGCAACTGGATCATTATCAAATTGTGAAGTAATTTCTTTTTCTTCCTTCATAAATTCTTCCATCATTTCAGAAATTAGGATTGCTTTTCTAGATTCAATTCTTTCACTCATCATTCTAATTTGATTTTGTATTTGCATTGCAAGTTGTGGATTCTGTTGAGCTTGTAATTGTAATTGTTGAAGTTGTTGTAACTCATTTCTAAATTCAACTTCAATTTGTTCTTGAGCCATTAGACTAATGTGTTCAAAAATATTCTTTTCTAGACTTGCCATAATCACAGGATTGTTTCTTGCCATATTTGTTGCCATGAAATTTAAATGCGCAGTCATATGTGCTCGATGATCTTGTCCTGGAAACGCTTGGAAAGGTCTTCCTGCGAGAGCATCAATATGCTCTAACGCAGGATCCTTCGGTTGTGGGGGTTGTGGACGAATCAGTATTTTATCAATGTCTTTTACACCTAATGCTTCATACATATTTCTGTAAATTTCATATTGATTATGAATTGCTGGATTGGATGCGGCCAGTTGCAATTCCGTTTGCGCAAGGGAGATACGCTGTGTCTGTGAAAAGATATTGGGATCTGCAACTGGCAAGATATCTACTCGGTCATCAAAGTCTGCTTGTTTAATCATTCTTTGACCACCTACAACATCGTATGGATACTCTGCAGGTAGATAAAGTTTAAAAACTCTTGCTAATAATTTAAATTCATTTTTGAGTGCTGCATAAATTCTTTTGTGAATTGCAGACATCGTTCTTGACCCTCTTTCTAAAAGCGCAACTGTCGTTCCCACTGCCGCTTGTTGATTCCCATCACCTATTTGAAGGTCAGCTATAGATGCAAAACGCTGACCTGCGTTAACAACGACACCCAATAAGTTTAGAAGTGTTTGAGAAGGCTCTTTAAATGGAAGCATCATAAATGCGTCTCTGATATTACCACCTGGAGCATCAACATCTCTAAATTCTCCGGGTTGTATAGCTTGAGCGTCATCTCTTATTCTAATTCCTCTTTGTTTGAATCCCGCTGGTAAGTTAGATAAAGTTCCAGCATCTAATAATTGTCTTAATGCAGATGTAGCTGTTCTTGATAAACCGCCAATCATGTGAATTAAACCAAAACCATAAAATCCTAGTCCTGGTAAAAATTTGAAATGTACAAAATATTGTATTTTAGATTTTTGAGCATCACCAATTTCATAGTTTCTTTTAATAGCTAAAATTTCTCTTGAGTTTTCTTCAATAGTAACAATGTAGGGAAGTTTAATTCCAGTCGGTTCACCGGTTTGTAAATCTACATCTTCAAAACCTTCAAGGTCTAAATTCACATGGCATTCTAATAAGGTAAAGACATCTTCATCTCTTCCTGATTTATTTCTTCCTTCAATTTCATGTTCTTTTTTCTGAAGATCATCTTCTTTGAGTTCACCTGGTTTTAATTCAATGTCTCTATAAAAACCTGCAACTTGTTGCTTACGTAATTCATTTTCTGACATTTGAATTTTATGAATAATGGATTCTGCATCATCTAAAGATGTTGCTGTGTAGGGAACAATTAAATCATCTGCAGGCACAAACTTTGAAACGGCTCTTTGTAAAACTTCATCATAATAAACTTTTTTAAATGCAGATCCTGCTAAAGGTAAATAAAATAACATTTGATCAAAGTCAGGTTCATATTCTTTCATTTGATCCATGATTTGATAATTCATAAATTCTTTAACTCGAGTTGATTGTTGAGTTTTTTCTGGAGTCGGAATTCCAATCACTTGTGTTCTAACCGGTCCATCTGCAGGTAATAATTCTTTATAAGCTAAAGCTTGAAACTGAGTAACGGCTTCTGCAAGTACAGGATGAGTTGCACCGGATGCACCTGAAAAAGGTTCTGTTCTATTTTCATATTTGAACCCTAATAAATCTAATCCTTGTCTATACGAGGCTTCCCAATCTTTTCTAGAATTTTTATAATCTTGATAATTACTATAAAGATCACTTCCTAATTTTCCTAAAACATCATCAGGTAAATGCTCTGCTAAATTGTCGTAATGATTTTGTGAATCTTCTACAGAAGCAATTGCAGGATCGTATTCAATATCTACAGATCCATCTTCGTTTTCTTGAATCTCTACGGGTTCTCCTTGTTCAGCAAGTTGCTCTTGTTCTTCTAAAGCGGCTTCAGCAATTTCTGCTTCAGAAGGTACAGTTATCTCTTGCTCAACATTGGGAAGAGCCTTATCTACGTCTGCCATTATTATTTTTCTCCAATTTTACAGTCTTAACAGTATTATAGCTAATATTCAAGCCTTGGGGGTTTGGTCCCCGTTTAGGAGGAGGCCCTGATTTCTTTCCATGTTTGTAAGGTGTATTAGTCTTCATATGTAAATTTTTTCATGTCATCATGGAAAACATCTTCTATGCCATATTCAACATCTCTCATTTTACCATCCATATCTGGATAAACTTCAATTTCTTCATATTCAAGTACACCTGTTTCAGGGTCTTTTCTGATTTCCATTTCAAGTTCATTTCTAACTCCAACTTCATCTCCGAAACTACCATAGTTTGATTTTCTAACTCTTGTATAACTAGGTGCTTCAACAACAGTATAGTCACCTAAATTATATTCTACATATCCCTCTGGATTATCAAACTTACCTAATATTTTTGATTTACCCATCATTTTAATTTTACCAATTAAATCTGTTAAGTATTCTGGAATTTGATCTGCAGTTCTTGATACGGCTTCAACAACTTCAGGTGCAGCTTTTGAAACAGGTTTTATCATTTTACCTAAAAACGGAAGTGCGGCGGCTAACCCAACAATTCCTTTAATCACTTTTCTTCTCATAGGATCTGGAGGTCCCCCTTCTGCAAGACCGACTCGTCCTTGAAATGCATCCGTAATAATGCTGCGGCTTTCTCTTCTTGCTTCATTTTCAGCATTGATCTCATTTTGAACTTTTTCTTTTTCTTCAGTTAAAATTTGTTTTTCTTCTTCTGTCACTTCTTTAACCGGCATCATACTCACCAGTCCTTCATCCATGGCATCATACTGACTTGCTTCTAACGAATTTTGAGCATTAACTCTTTTTTGAATATCTTTTGATTCGGGTGATAGTCTCTCATACTCTCTCACTTTATTGTAAACTGGATCCAGTCCAATAAATCTTGTGGCAAGTTCAGGTGCAGATTTACCTTCAGTAAATCCAACACCAACATCATAGATTCCATAACCGACACCTGCGATTCCTAAACCTTTGAGTGCTGCGGTTCCAAATCTTTTTGCTGCAATGTCTTTGGTAAAATCAGAAACAATATTAGATAAGGCGGTTGAACCTGGAACCACTTCTGCAAATAATTGTCCTCGTCTAACATCAGGTAATCTCGACTGAATTAATTGTCTTGCTTTTTTAACATCGCCTTGTTGATAAAGCTTGAGTGCATCAGCTACATTAGGTTGTGTTTTTCGAATTCTATTAATATCTTTATCAGTAGCATAACCTGCTATATTTCTAAAATATTGATCAAAAGATTTTTGTAAAGTTTGAGGTTTAATTAATCCTTTTACATTAGACTCAACAATATTATTTCCTTTAATTGTATATTTAGGTAATTCTTTTCTATTAATTGTTTTTAAATTTTCAGTAACTTCATCGTAAACGGTATTTACTTTTTTTAAAGATTCTTTAGCTCCTTTTACATCTCCTTGTTTCATTTCCTCTCTAGCTGTTCTAAGATATTCTTTAACCGTATTGTATGGACTATACTTTCCAGTTTTTCCCATAAGTTTCCAATTATATTTTTTTCCAACAATTCCTGTTTTTCTTAAAGCTGAAGGGTCTTGTGTTATTGAAGCGGGAGTAATTCCTTGAAAATGTTCATAGCTAGCTAAAAAATCATTAGGTAAAGTCCCTGTAGCACCTCTAACAGTTGAAAAGTTTAATAATCTTTTTAGTTCAGAATCTAATGAAGACGGTGATTTATATTTTCCATAAGCTTCAGGATCTAGTTCCATTAATCTTTCTTGAGCTTCTCTATATTTTTCAAAACCCCCTTGACCTAAAACTTTTTTTTGTCCAGGTGTTAATTTTTTTCCTTTCTGCCATCCACCATAAATAGTGCAATTCCTATTTTCTTTTGTTTCTCCAGTGCATGTTCTCTCAACAGGAGGACATGTCTGATTCTCAAAATCCCAGTCCTTGCATTTATATAATAAATTACCTTTTGCAGTAACAGTAACAGTTGCTTCAGTGAAATTAACTTTTGTTGGATCAATTGCATAAACCTCTACAAAGTCTTTTTCAGTAACTTTATCTTCAGGAACATCATCAATATCAATAAGCTCTGTTGAATTCTCAGATATATCAACTTCAAATAACTCTATCTTTGTTATAGGGCCTTCTTCTGGTATAACCTCAATATCATACTCTCCTAATTCAATGTCCTGCTCTTCTGAAGAATCAAATTCTTTTAATAAGCTATTTTGAAACTTTAATTTAATTAAAGCTTTTATTGCGGTTTTTTTGCTTGTTTTTCATTTAAATGTTCTTTTTATCTTTGTTCTGCAATAGCTGCTCCACTTGCAGATAGGATCATCACAATCTACAAGCCC